TCCGAAGTTTAATTAAGGACATTTCCAAGTTCTATGACGTGCCTTTCAGTGAGGTAAACACAGTCACCGGCCGGATGATGGCAGAGGCGACCCCCACAGCCAAGAAGGCGCACGGTATCAAGGCAGGGGTGTATGCACCTACCTTTGATGAAGTAATGGCTTACAGCCCAACTCTGCAAGCCTTTCTGGCTAAATATCCTCAAATTGAGACCCACGTCAACAGCCTGTATGGTCAGGTGCGCTCATGCAGTCGCCATGCAGGAGGTGTGGTGATTGCGGAGAACCTGGACGAGTGCATGCCCTTAGTTAACAGTGGGGGTGTAACACAGACGCCGTGGACCGAAGGTCAGCACGTTCGACATCTGGAGCCGCTAGGGTTCATCAAGTTTGATATCTTGGGGCTGGCATCGCTGAGGATGATCGAGGGAGCAATCTCTCACATCTTAAAGCGTCACAAGGGAATTCCTGAGCCGACGTTCGAAGATATTCAGAAGTACTATAATGAGAATCTTCATCCGGATGTTATTAATCTCGATGAACCTTCTGTTTACAAGAATGTATTCCACAAGGGGAAGTGGGCCGGCATCTTTCAGTTCACCGAGGAAGGGGCACAGAAGTTCTGTGTGAGGGCAAAGCCAAACAATATCATTGACTTAGCTGCTATCACCTCCATCTATCGTCCCGGACCACTCAGTGCGAACGTGGACAAACAATATGTGAAGGCAAAGTTAAACCCTGACGAAGTAGAGTATCCGAGTCAGGAGGTGAAGGATGTGACAGAAGAAACTGTTGGGTTCTTGATCTTCCAAGAACAGATCGCTGAGCTAGCTCATCGACTTGGGAAGGATATCTCTTTGGACGAGGGCAACAAGCTACGCAAGCTTCTGACCAAGAAGGGCACCGGAGAGGTAGAACAACAAAAGAATAAGATCAAGGGAAAGTTTATTGAAGGCTGTACAGAGAAGGGCATTGCCCGCTCTGCCGCAACTCACTTGTGGGACACCTTTGAATACTTCTCTGGCTATGGCTTTAATAAGTCACACGCAGTTTCATATTCAATTCTATCTTTCCAGTGTGCGTGGCTACTGAACCACTACCCCTCCGAGTGGGTAGCTGCGTTCCTAGACAAAGAGCCTGAGGCACGGAAAGAGAAGGCAATTAATATTGCGAAGTCATTGGGCTTTGCGATCGAGCCCTTGAACATCAACACGTCAGGAACAGTCTGGGAGATCTCAGCAGACGGCAGGACTTTGATTCAGCCCTTGACTTCTATTAAGGGGTTGGGAGAATCAGCCATCAAGCAGATCTTGAGCAACCGGCCGTTCAACACAGTGGAAGAGTTTCTGTTTAATGAGGACATCACTTACAGCAAACTCAACAAGAAAGCTTTGGATGTGTTGTGCCGGTCTCAGACGCTCAACTGTCTCGTAGATGATCGGTTCACCGGACTGAAGCACTTCTGGTCAACCTGCGTTGTAGACCGTCCAAAGAATGAAAAGAAATTTCTGGAAAATTTAGAAAAGTATAGTCCAGAGGGAGAGTTCGATGACGAGGAAAAGATTCAATACCTCGTCGATCTTACAGGAGTCTATCCAATGAGCCTGGTCATGGACGCTGCTCTCACGGAGAAACTGGAGAGCAAGTTCATCCCCAGGATTTCAGACTACGATGCCGAGCTTCAGTTGGTATGGTTTATCCCGAGGAAGATTATTCCAAAGAAGACAAAGAATGGAAAAGACTATTGGATTGTTGAGGTCATCGATGATTCAAACAACATGACACGAGTAAGATGTTGGGGAGTTAATAAAGATAGAGATACACTCTTGACAAACCACCCGTATCTTGCTAAACTAGAATACAGCCCTGAGTGGGGTTTCAGCACCCGATCAATTAGGCACAACTTTAGGATGCTAGCGTGAACAACAAAGTAGTAATTGTAGAAGGTTTGATTGGGGCAGGCAAGAGTTCCCTAACAAAGGAGCTAGGAGCGGCCCTCGGTAGAAACACCCTGACTCTCATGGAGCCAGACGAGCAGGATAATGCTAATCCTTATCTCGCTTCTTTCTACGAGAACCAAGAACGCTGGGCGTTTACTATGCAGGTTCACCTGCTCCAAGCACGCTACATGATGCACTTGCAGGCTCAGTGGCATGCTATGAACAAGCAAGGGAACGCAGTGCTTGACCGTAGCTACTTCGGTGACACCTCGTTTGCTCGCCTACAGGTCAAGACTGGTGCTATGACTGAGGATGAGTTCGAAACTTATCGAAGTATTTACCACGCAATGACAGCCAGTGTGCTCCTCCCTAGCGTCTGTGTGCGCTTGGTGGTGAGCCCAGAGGTTGCGGCAGAACGGATCCGTAAGCGGATGGAGCTACAGACCGGACGCACATGCGAAAACGTTATTGATATCGGCTACTTGCGAGACTTAGACCGTGAGATTACTCATATGGTTGGGGTGCTGACAGGACAAGGGGTGCACACCATCCATGTTCCGTGGGACGCTGACCGTCGAAGCGCTAGCGACCGGGTCGAGGCAGTCCGTGAGATTGCATCACAGATTACTGAATGTCAACCGAAAGATTTATTTCTTGACCTTCACCGCAGAACACTATAAAGCTTAAAGGAGAAAAGATGAACATTAGAGTGTATCGAATTAGGCAGGGAGCCAAGATTCCTGTCCGGGCCCATCAAACAGACGCAGGCATGGATCTGTTCTATTGTCCTGACACAAAGGCACCACGACCAGGGTTGTGTACCATGGGTGCTGATGGATCTTATTCGTTGAGTCCGGGCTCATCATGTCTGCTGTCAACAGGGCTCAAGGTTGAAGTCCCCCGAGACCATATGCTTGAGATTAAGAATAAGTCAGGCGTGGCTTTTAAAAGACAATTGCTAGTTGGCGCTTGTGTCGTGGACGCAGGGTATGACGGTGAGGTGTTTGTCAACCTCCACAACATCGGCACATCCACCCAAACAATCGAGCCGGGCCAAAAGATTGCTCAAGCTGTCTTGACCCCCATTATAACTTGCGGGATCGAGGAAGTGAGAGAAGATAGACTAAACGACAACTCCAGCCGACAAGCAGGCGGCTTTGGTTCTACAGGATTACAATAATGAATAAGAAAACACAAGAGACAATTTTTAGTTCGAAGAGTTCAGAATGGGAAACCCCCCAGAATCTCTTTGATAAGTTAGATACCCAGTATGAATTTACTTTGGATCCATGTTGCACCAAGAAGACTGCAAAATGTAAGAAGTATTTTACAAAGAGGGACAACGGACTCAGGAAGAGTTGGGAAGGACACACTGTCTTTGTTAATCCTCCTTACGGCCGCGAAGTGCCCAAGTGGGTGAAGAAGTCTTATGAGGAGTCGCTGAAGGATGACACGACGGTGGTCATGCTGATTCCTTCGCGAACCGATACACGATACTGGCATGATTATTGTATGAAAGCAGACGAGCTTTACTTCATTAAAGGACGTCTCAAATTCGGGGATGCAAAGAATGCTGCGCCGTTCCCTTCTGCCGTGGTTGTCTTTGGTAACAAGTCCCGGCCCCCAGCAATCAACACAATGAGCAACAAATGAGTTTTAAAAGAAAAGCACAGCGAGAACGATTAGCCAAAGATAAAAAGATCGAGAACGCTTTCAAAAAGAAGTTAATGATGTTTGATCGCCTCCCCGATCACTGCCTCGCCTGCGAGACAGACTTTGACAAGAAGAGCCGGGAGATGGTAACCACTTGGAACGTCGTAGTGAGAGAGGAAGTAGTTAGACTGTACTGCCCAGATTGCTGGCAGAAAGCTCAGGACGTTGCCGAACAGTTCATGAAGAAGAGAGAGACAGAAGTTTCATGAAGCTCGCGCTCAGCTATGACGACGTGCTGCTCGTACCCAAGTATTCCACCATTGAAAGCCGACAGGTTGTTGATCTTTCCAACCACCTAGACGGGGATACCAAGATGGAGATACCCATTATTGCTAGCCCTATGGATACAGTCTCTGAGGTAGACATGGCTGTGGCGATGGCAACTGCGGGAGGTGCTGCAATAATCCATCGCTATAATACGATCGAGGAACAGGAGAGTATGGTCAACCGCTCTTTTCGCACTGTGCTGGAACAGGACGAGTCGACTACTCCCTTGATAGGAGCCTCGGTGGGCGTCACTGGAGGATGTCTGGAGCGAGCAAGCCGGCTCCTCGATGCAGGGGCCTCTATAATCTGCGTTGATATTGCCCATGGACATCACATTCTTGCGGAGAGGGCAATCAAAGCTTTGAAGCAGAGATTCGGAAGCACGTGCCACCTCATGGCAGGGAACGTAGCTACAATGGAGGGCTTCGAGGACTTGGTTAAATGGGGGGCCGATAGCGTACGCGTCGGCATAGGCGGAGGTTCTATATGCTCCACCAGGATCCAGACGGGTCATGGTGTCCCCAGCTTTTCCTCTATCGTTGAGTGCGTTAAGAGTGAGAGAAGTGACATTGCCATCATTGCAGACGGCGGCATTAAAAACTCTGGTGACATCGTGAAGGCATTAGCTGCCGGCGCCGACTTTGTGATGTTGGGTTCTCTCCTTGCTGGCACTGATGAGTCGCCAGGAGAAGTAATAAATACTGCTGAGGGTCTGTGCAAGTCGTACCGCGGGATGGCATCGCGGTCCGCCCAAGAAGATTGGCGAGGCAAGTCAGCCTCTCCTGAGGGCGTTGCAACGATGATACCTTATAAGGGTTCCGTTAATGATGTGCTACAAGACTTAAGGGGAGGAATAGCCTCTGGTCTTTCATACTCCGGAGCCGCCACCATTGAAGAACTCTGGCTCAAAGCCGAGTTTATTCAGCAGACTGCCGCAGGACAGTTCGAGAGTGCCACACATATTTTGAAGAGATGAAATACGGCGGAGATAAGAAGGTTGTATTTCAATCGACAGATAAGAAACACGCTGACCTGAAAATACGATTAAAGTATGACGGTCTAAGTCAACAACAATTCTTTCATGTGTTGATGGATGCGTATTTAGAGAAAGATGAAGACGTTATGAAATTTATATTCAGGTTCAAAGAAGAAAATAAAGTGCAGACGATTGGCAAGAGAAAGATAGCGAAGAAACTTTATAAAAAAGAAGCACAAGTTAAAACAGACTTCGGACTTAACGAAGATGAATTAGAAAACATATTTGATATTATAGCAAACAACGAGGAGGAATAAGTTGCGAGAATGTAGCGAAAGATGTATAGAATTAGAGGTAGACTGCCCAGTGACCGACTGCCGGCAGTGGATAAGCTATGCTGATGATTTGAACTGCACATTGATAGCAGTTGACAAGCATGGGAAGATGACTTTGAGGGAGGTTTCCGAAAGGTTAGGCGTTTCTTTTGTGCGTATTAAACAGATACAAGACAAAGCGCTCTTGAAAGCATCAAAAAATAAGGATATAGCGAGCTTTTTCGAATCATAGGTACTATTTATATTCAAAAGGAGCACTTTTAACCAATGAGCGAAGATAACAAGAACTTACTAACCGAGGGTACTGTCCGTCGGTTCATGACATTAGCCAACCTTAAGAGCATCACACCTCTTCGGACTCTCCGGGAGCAACCGGAGCTTCCACTGGAAGACGAGGTACCCGAAGAAGAAGCTTTGGCTCTCGATGATGCTGGGGAGGCAGACTTAGCCCTAGACCTAGGCGACGATGAAGCTGCCATGGATCTGGAAGCTGACGCTCTTGGTGCCGAGGAAGGTGCTGAGGAAAACGAGGCCGCCGAGGCACTCGCTCAAGAGCTTATGGACGAGATTAAGCCAGTGCTCGCGAGCTTCTTAGCACAGAACGCTGACATTGCCGTAGAGGACACCGCCGCGATGACGCCTCCTGCTCTAGATGGTGAGGTTGAGCTTGATGTGGCCATCGATCCTGCCGCCGCCGAAGGCGTGCCAGAGGGCCCGCTCGGTGATGGTGAGGACGAGGTCGAGGTTGAATTGGCCACCGAGGGTACCATCAACGAAGATAGTGAAAACCACTACGGTGATGATGCTAAGAGCGACGAGGAGCACATCCGCGCCATTCGTCACCATCTAGATGCCCTAGAAGATGATAAGGATTATGACGAGGGCGAGGACGAGGACGAGGGTTTCAACGAAGGTAAACTCGTAGAGACCGTCGCCGCCCGCGTTGCTGAGAGAATTCTAAAGTTGAACGGGGATGACCGTTCATAACATACACGAACGAATACTCCAACAAAAAAGACTTATTCTCGTAGAGTACATGGGGACCCAGATCCCCTCTTTCAAACTAAAAAGCAAAGACGACAGCATACTTTTTGGTATCTTGGGGAAGCTCGCCTTCTGGAATCCAGAATTAAACACTAGGTTTATCACCACCCTGTACCCCCACATCTATGTACCCGGGTCCGCGGGCGACTGGCAACACGACAATCCTGCTACAGCTATTGAGATCCTCGCACATGAATATGTGCACTTGAAGGATCGGAAAAAGCTTGGCTGGCTGTTCAACCTATTATATCTTTCACCTCAGATCTTTTCATTGCTCGCACTGATGGCGTTCCTCAACCCGTGGTTCTTGCTTAGCCTGCTGTGCCTCCTCCCTCTCCCTTCCCCCGGAAGAGCTTGGTTGGAGTTTCGTGGCTACCGCATGTCTATGGCTGTTCACTATTGGACAAGGAACCGATGCATCAACATCGATTGGATAGTCTCCCAGTTTGCGGGTTCAAACTATTACTTCATGCTTCCGTTACGTAAGTTTCTTACTAGGGCATATGAGCGAGAGTTTGAAAAAATCAAAAATAATGATTTAACTTCTGAGCTAGAAGAGGTAAGATCATTGTTGCGGCTATGAACTTCCTCACAGAAAACCTTCCCATGATAAACAATCTATCGTGGTTCATCGCGGGCGTTCTGTGCTACCGACTTTCCAGAAACATCCTAGGCTATCGAGAACTACACCGATATGCAAAGCGTATCGATGATACGTGCCTCATCCTCGTTGGCCGCGTGTTTGAAGATCTTCTACACGTTCGACAAATTAAGCACGACCTGTTGAAAGAAGTGGTGTCAGAACCTATATTAAAAGAATTAATGGACAAAGATGCACTAGAGTACGCTCACTGGAAAGCAGCAATATATCAGTACTTTAGGACCGATTATCCGGCAGAGTACCTACAGGTTGTTCAATTGAGAAACTGGGCCGAGGCTTTGGGAGACACTCTCCCGGACTCAGAGGAAAATAATACTTGACTTTTGCTTGACATACTCTTATAATGGAGATACTAGCAACATAAGGAGGTTGTTTTATGGCGGTTGATATTTACATTTGGAGAGCAGAACGAGGCACTCAAAACTATAGGATGCAACTGGACCTGACGGAAGACGAAGTAAAGGCTTCTGTTATGAAGAGGGTCTTGAAGACATTCAAGGATTGGGATACTGTCGGCGAGGGCTCAAACAGTAGAGCGAACAAAAAGAGGATCTTCCTGTTTAAGAAGAGTTTTGTGGACGAAGATGAAAAGAAGTTGTGGGCA